TATGCGTATGACAGGAGAGCACAGGAGGTGCCGCTAATGCTGCGGCAACAAGCCGCGCCGGGAGCATAGCCGGACGATACCCGGACACCGTAGGATACCTATGCCCTCCGACAGCCGCCGACAATTTCCATACTGAACCGCACCGAAGCGCCCATGCAGGCTTTTATGCCTGTGTGGGCGCTTTTTGTCGTTCCCGGCACTTTTTCGCTGTGGGCTGCCGCTCCCCACCGCCCTTCGTTCAGACCTTTTTACCCACTCGGATCTGAACGGAGGAACAAAATGTTTAATAGAAAAAGCATCTATGCGCTGAATAAGAAAGACCCCGATGCCATCGTTTATATGGACGCCAATGAAGTCATCGTCCGCCTGACCCGCGAGGACTTTGCCAGCGAGAAAGAATTTCTGAAATGGAAAGCCCTGTCGGACGAGGACTATCACGCCTCCGAAAAGGAAGCTCACGTCTATGCCAATCACACGCTTGCGCTGGATGAGCTATCCGAGGAAGCGGCCTCCATTCCTGCCGTGGATGTCTGCATGGAGCAGGCGCATGACCGGGCAGAGGCAATCCACCGCAGCGTCAGAAAGGTCACGCAGATTCGGAAGCACCTGACGGATACGCAGTTCCGCAGGGTGTGGATGTATTTCGTGGATGGGATGACGGTTGATGAGATTGGCGCAGCCGAGGGTGTCAGCCATCAGAATATTTCCAAGAGCATCGGCGCGGCGATGAAGAAAATGAAAAAACTTTTCCCTGATTGCTGAAAACAGGGTGCAAAAGTGGCCCAAAATCGGCGATAGGTGAAGGGACATTCTCCACGAAGCCTTTCGTTGAACGTTGAAAACTGAATAGACCATGATGCAGGCACAAAACCCGCGTGATAGCGGCATAAGGTGCGCCGCCACGACGATGGCTTCAAGGAGGTGATTCCGGAAAAGCCATCCGAGCGATCTACGCAGCCTTAGACCCGATTCGGCAAATCGGGCGCGATGACAGCGCGGCGGATAATGAAACTTGCTCACGCCCTCCCACAGACTTGAGGGGGAACCCTGCGGTATGCGCCAGCTCTTTGAGGCAGCGGTATCGTGGAGTTATGACAGCCCTGCCAAGGGCGGCCTGCATCATGCCCACTATCCGGGGCGCGTGGCAAATAGGATAGTTCTTCTCAAATGGACAAGCAGAGCAGCTGCGCCGGTATTCGCCATTATGTTATGTGGCTCCAATTCTGCCCGCGCAGCCGCCTCTCAAAGTCAGATACCATGCGCTGACGGCCTTTCCCGTCAGCGCATTCATGTGACCTTGAGGAAACCCACCAAACCGAGAAAGGAGATCGCCATGATGCAGCCAACGCCAAACGAATCCCGAATCCACACGGATGAGCTGGTGGACATCCGGGAAGTATCTGTTGACAAAAATCTTCCCAAGGAAGAACGTATTGCCGCCTTTATCCGCCAGATCAAAAATCCCTACCGCTTCCGCTGCGGCGATTTCGTGGTAAACGCCTGCTTTGCCGGGAACGGCGTTACGTTGGAGGAATGTCTGCAAGGCATTTTGCGCTGAGCGACATCCTCGCTTTTTTCCGCAGAGAGTGCTATGATCGGTGTGGAAAAGGATGAAAACCTAATAGCCAGATAACCACTCTTTTCATGCGGGAGCAGTCCGGGAGAAAGGAGTGCTTTTTCATGCCTAAATACAAAGCTACCGCTTACATCCGCCTGTCCTACACCGACGATCATTCCAGCGAGAGTGACAGCGTTTCCAATCAGCGCAAGCTCATTGAAAACTTTGTGGAGCACAACCCGGATATTGAGGTCGTTTCCGAAAAGATCGACGATGGATACAGCGGCATCATCTTCGACCGTCCCGCATTCAAGGAAATGATGCAGGATGTCACCGATGGAAATATCAACTGCGTCATTGTAAAAGACCTCTCCCGGCTGGGGCGCGAGTACATTGAAACCGGCCGGTATCTGCGCCGGGTATTCCCGGCCTATGGGGTGCGCTTCATCGCCATCACCGACAGCATCGACACCGCCCACGACAGCGGCGATGATCTGGCCGTATCGGTCAAGAACATTATGAACGAAGCCTACTGCCGGGACATTTCCATCAAGACCCGTTCTTCTCTGGACGTGAAGCGGCGCAACGGCGATTTCGTCGGCGCGTTCCCGGTGTACGGCTACATGAAAGCCGAGGACAACAAGAATTTGCTCGTCCCTGACCCCTACGCCGCCCGCGTTGTCTGCGACATCTTCCGTATGCGGCTGGAGGGCGCAAGCGCCTCTAAGATCGCATCAGAGCTGAACCAGCTGGGCATTCTCTCTCCGCTGGCATACAAGAAGAACAACGGCCTGCCCTACGCGAAAAAGGGATACGCAGACAAGGCTGACTGCAAATGGTCGGCAACCACCATCATCCGCATCTTGCAGGACGAAACCTATACCGGAACGCTGGTGCAGGGCAAACAGGGTACGCCGCATTACAAGATCAAGCAGATGGAGCAGCGCCCCGCCTCCGAGTGGGTGCGCGTCCCGGATGCCCATAAAGCGCTGATTGCCCGTCAGGATTTTGAGCTGGTGCAGCGCATTAAGGGACTGGATACCCGCACTTCTCCCAACGAGGATACGGTGTACCTGTTCTCCGGTATTCTGATCTGCGGGTGCTGCGGAAGCCGCATGACCCGCAAGACCAACCGTGCAAACGGCAAGGAGTACCACTACTATTATTGTCCTACCGGCAAGAAAAAGGGCTGCGCCCATCCGGTCATGCTGAAAGAAAGCAGCCTGATCGACTGTGTGCGGGACAGCCTGAAAGCCTATATCGGCAATATTGCTTCTCTGGAGGCGCTGCTGACCGGCATTGACCAGACCAGCATCAATCAGGCGCTTGCCAAGGAATACAGCGACCACATCACCGACAATGAGCGCCGGTTGGAGCAGGTGCTGGAGTTCAAGGCACGGCTCTATGAAAGCCTTGTGGGGGGTATGCTTACCAAGGAAGAATACGCCTCCTACAAAGCCAAGTACACCAAGCAGGCCGAGGACATCCGCGAGAGCGTCCGCATTCTCAAGGAAAAGCTCACGGAGGTGCTGGAAAATCGAAGTGAGCGCAACCGCTGGATTTCGCAGTTTACGCAGTTCTCCACGCTGGAAACCTTAGACCGCAGGGCGCTCATTCACATGGTACAGAGCATCCGCGTCCGTGGCAAAAAGGAGCTGGATATTACCTTTACCCATGAGGACGAATACAAAAAGGCGTTGCAGCTTCTCACGCTGGCGGCGCAGCAGAAAGATTACGAACAGAGAAAGGTGGGCTGAGCATGGCAAGAAAAAGCAGAAAAGAAATGGCTGTGGTGGCCGTTCAGGAGGCCGACGCCGCTTGCCGCGCCGCGATCTACGTCCGCCTTTCGGTGGAGGATACCCACACGCACAGCGTATCCATTGAAACCCAGCAGATGATTATTGCCCGCTATCTGGAGCAGTACCCGGAGATCAGCGTGTACGATACCTACATCGACAACGGAGCGACGGGGACAAACTTCCACCGTCCGGGCTTTCAGCAGATGCTCGCGGATATTGAGGCCGGTCATGTCAACTGCGTCATTGTCAAAGACCTTTCCCGTTTGGGGCGGAACACCATCGACACCGGCTATTACATCGAGCAGTATTTCCGCATCCGCAACATCCGCTTCATTGCGGTCAATGAAAACTTCGATACCGCCGCCCCGGAGGATGCCCATTCCGGTATCATCATTCCGCTGCGGAACATGATAAACGAAGCCTACGCTTTGGACATCGGGCGAAAGATCAGGGCGCAGCAGCGGCAGGCCATGAAGGACGGCAAGTTCATCGGTGCGCGTACTCCTTACGGTTATCTGAAAGCGAAAGACGATTGCCACCAGCTTATCATCGACCCCGTTGCCGCCGTCGTGGTGCAGCGGATGTTCCGCTGGGCTTCCGAGGGCGCTGGCCTCAATACCATCGCCGTGCGGCTGAACGAGGCTGGCATCCTCACCCCCAGCCACTACAAGAAGATGCAGGGCAAGATCACCCACGAGAATTTGCTCGGCAGCGGCAAGTGGCAAACCCGAACGGTCGGCGTTATTCTCCGTTCCGAGGTCTACACCGGAGATCTCGTTCAGGGGCAGACCAAAACCGTGGATCACCGGCAGGTCAAGGCCGATGCCGAGGAATGGACGGTGGTGCGGGACACCCATGAGGCCATCATCAGCCGGGAACAGTTCGCGGCGGTGCAGGAAATTCTCAATCAGACCGCCAGCCGCGCCAAGGCGCGGGAGGTCAAAGCCTTCACGCCGAATCTTCTCAAAGGCAAGGTGTTCTGCGCCCATTGCGGCGGCAGCCTGCACCGGCAGAGAAACATCCGCAAGAAGTCCGACGATGTGTACTTCTACCATTGTCTGAGCCAGAGCCGAATCAGCAAGGATGCCTGCCCCGGCGTGACCATCCGCGAGGATGCGTTGCTGGATATGTTGGCAGATATGCTTCAGGACGCGCTTGATACGGCGCTGGGGCAATACACCCTCTCTCTTGCGGAGCTGCCCCGGCAGGCCGCTGACCGCGCTGAGCTGCGGGAGAAGATCACCAGCCGCAAGCAGGAAATCCAGCGGCTTCGCGCTATCGTGCGGAGCTTATATGAAAACCTCGTCCAAGGCGTTCTCACCAAGGATGAATACTTCGACTACAAGGAAAAGTACGAAAGCCGCATTACCGACCTCGCCGTGGAAATGGAGCAGTTGGAGGACGGCCTGCGAACGATGGATACGCAGCTTGAGCAGCACCGGGCGCTGGAGCAGGATGCCGCGCAGATCAAGACCGACCGTGCGCTGACCGGCGCACTCATTGAACGGCTGATCGACCGCATCGAGGTATCCCACGACAAGCAGATCACGGTGCGCTATCGCTTTCAGAGCGAGTTTGAAACCTATGCGGAGGTGCTGGAACAATGCAGAAATATGTGATTGCCCTCTACATCCGCCTCTCCATTGAGGACTACAAGTACGATAGCCTGAGCATTGAAAATCAGAGCCTTGTTCTCCATGAATATGCGGCATCCATGCCCGAAGCCCTGAACGCGGAGATCACGGAGTTCATCGACAACGGGTACAGCGGCACGAATTTTGAGCGCCCGCAGGTACAGAAGCTCATTGAGCTGGTGCGGGCCAATCAGATCGACTGCATCATCGTCAAGGATTTTTCCCGCTTCGGGCGAAACAGCATTGAAACCGGCTACTTCATCGAGCGTGTGTTCCCGCTGTTCCATACCCGCTTCATTTCCATCAGCGACGATTTTGACAGCAGCAAATTCAAGGGCGACACCGGCGGCATGGATGTGGCGTTCAAGTACCTCATCAGCGAGTATTACAGCCGCGATATGTCCATCAAGACTAAGAGTGCGAAATATGCCAAGATGCAGCGCGGTGAGTATCAGAGTAAACTCTGTCCCTATGGCTACCGCAAAAGCGCCGATGGCAGAATGGAGCCTGACCCGGAGGCTGCTGCCGTTGTGCAGCTCATTTTCAGCCTTTCCGCAGGCGGCATGAACGCCGCTGCCATCACGCGGGAGCTTTTCCGGCGCGGTATTCCGACACCCGGAGAATACAAGGCAGCGCACGGCAATCACACCCATGATATTTCCCGCTGCCACGGGATTTGGAGTACATCCACCATTCTCCGCATTTTGGAGGACGAACGCTACACCGGCGTGTATGTGATCGGCAAGCGGGCAGTTCTCGAAGTAGGCGGCACCAGAAGCCGCCTGAAGGACAGAGAATCATGGTACATCATTCCCGACCATCACCCGGCCATCGTTGAGAAAGCCGTGTTTGATACCGTGCAGGCCAGCCAGCTCCGCTTTTCCCAGCCAAACAAGAAAAAGCGGGACTACCCGCTGAAAGGCAAAGCCTTCTGTGGCTGCTGCGGTCATGCGCTGTCCCGCACCATGCAGAAAACCTCATATTATCACTGCCGCCATTCCGAGGCGGACGAAGAAAGCCGCTGCCACAAGATGCGCCTGAATGCCGCAGAGCTGGAACAGGCGGTGTTCCTGACGCTGAAAAAGCAGATGGAAGCCGCCGCGCCGCTTGCCCCGGACGGTACGCTCCGGGTGAAGGCTTCCGTACCGGAACGCGCCGAATATGAGCAGCAGATCGAGGCGCTGCAAGACGGCAAGCGCACTCTTTACGAACACTATCTTATGGGCGAGATTGACCTGAACACCTACAAGGTGGAAAAGGCCGCGTGTGACGAGCTGCTATTGAAAACAAAAAACGCCTATGCCGCAGTATTGGCACAGGCGAAGCAGAAACAGGACGAACAGGCACGACAGGACAGCCGCAAGGAGGCATCCAAAGCACTCTTTGATGCGGACACGCTGACCACCGAGCTGGCCGAGCTGCTGATCGACCGGGTGCTGGTGTACCCCGATAAGCGAATTGAGATCGCGTACAAAATCCGAGATATTTTCGATTGAGGTGGCAGACATGAAAATTGCTTTCTATTGCAGAGTAGACGGACAAGGCTTTTGCTTTGTCCTCCCCGATGAAGCTGACAAGCTCCGCGAGTTTTTCGCCGAGCATCAGGATAAGCCTGCGCTTGAAAATCCATCAGGCGTAAGCTAAAAATTTTTGTCGTGTGCTTGACATACGGGTGTCTCAAGTCATGAAATCTGACGCGCTCCAATCCAATGTCCTTGCAGATCTTCCGGTGAATCTTCACGATGGCGTCCGGGTGGTACATTTCGCCGGTTACCGGGGACGGGAACATATAGGGGTTATTCGGGTGTTTCTCGTGCTCCTGCTGCAGCAGTCTGGCCGCTTCATCCGAGATTGAGACGTAGCGGGTGGAGCTGTCCGATTTCGGCGGGGAAACAGTCCCCTGCCCGTTATAGAACAGGTATTGCTTGGTCACATGGATGGTTTTTGTCTGCGCGTCGAAGTCTGACCAGAGCAGCGCCGCGATTTCCCCTTTCCGAAGTCCCGTAGCCAGCTCCAGATAAAACATCGGCAGGACACCGCGCTGTTCGGCGGCTGTCAAGTAGGACTGATACCGCTCCGACGGAATCACCTGCAGCTCCGGTTTCGTGACCTTGGGCGGGATACAGAATTCCGCCGGGTTGAATGGAATCAGCCGTTCCTGCACCGCGCGCTTCAGCGCGGATTTCAGCATGACGTGGATGCCATGTACGGTCGTGCTGCTGAGACCGGGCTTTTTGGCTTTGGTGTCCTCCCGCATCCTGCCGCTTTCCAGCAGGTCTTTATAGAACTGCTGGATATCCAGCGAGGTCAGTTTGTTTAACGGAGTATCGCCCAAACGCGGGATTACATGGTGATCGATATAACCCTTGTAGTAGCGCGCGGTCGTCTCGCGCACATTTGGCTGCGCATACAGCGAGTACCAAGCTTGCATCCAGCCGGACACGCTGTACTCGCTCGACTTGACCACATCGATCTCGGTTGCTTCTGCCAGTGCTTCTTTCAGTTTGGTGCGAACCTCAGCCTGTGTTTTGCCGAGAATGCTTTTTCGAATCTGCTTTCCCGTCTCTGGGTCACGACCTGCAATGTAGCGCGCTTCCCAGCGACCATCTTTTCGCTTTCCAATGGTGCCTTCGCCATTGACTCTCTTTTTTGCCATTTGCGTTCCTCCTTTCGGCAGCTCAAACGAATATCACAAAGACAGCGAAATAGCTAGTCCTAAGTGAGAGAACTTTCCGCGGCCTGCTTTTCCAGCCAGTCCAGAAATTTTTCCTGTGAAATGACGATCCTGCGTCCAACCCGGAACGCAGGAAAATCTCTGCTGTGGGCAAGGGTATAGGCTCCTGCCTTGGAAATTCCGAGAACGGATGCAACGTCCATCATGCTCAGCATAAGCGGGAGTTCCCGCAGGGATTGATAGGTTCTTTTCTCCATAGTGTCTCCTTTCGCGTTACGCGCGCCAACGCGCGGCTTTATGGTTTCAGGGTGCAGCGTCCCTACTGGGACGCAGAAAAGCCGACACGCGGGCGCGTGTCGGCTGGTAACTGTTTTTCCGGGGCGCTGTGTAATCTGATTCCTGTTTTTGTTTCAGGTTTCCTTTTCCTCGAATAGTGCTCGGAACATGCTGGGGAAACTGCCAATCAGTTTTGGGTAATGATGATAGATATGACGGCAAAGCTGTTTGGACAATTCACGGAAACGGGCGTCGTCGCCGAACTCAATTACCCTGTCCAGCAGCCGGTCGATCTGCGCTTCATCGGTAAGCTGTCCGGTTAAAACCTCATCTACAGCCTGTTTGCACAGTTCATAAACCCGTGTCTTTGCACTTTCGTATTGGGCAGCGCTTTCCTCAATTCGCGCAAGCAAATCCATATCCGGCATTGCTTCGGCTGTCAGCAGTTCTGTCAGTGTACGCGGCGTGTAGTGCATATAGTCCAGCATACAGCCGACATTTATAAGCCGACAAGGGATTCCCAGCGCCCACTGCTCACGTTTCCATTTCTCCACGAGCTGCCACTCTCTCGAATTATGCACATGCCCGTACAACATCGCCGCTCCGTGGTGCTGGCTTTTATAAAACAGCATTGGGTAATGGCTCAGAATGACCAAGCGGTTTTCGTCATTGATTTCTGCGTACTGCGCAATGCTTTCCCAATAAAGACGAAGCTTGCCCTTGACCCGGTCATGATTGCCTTGAATCAAATGCTTGTGTCCGTTCAGTTGCTGCAGGATCTTCACGCTGCTTTCTTCGCTTTTCCAGAAAGCGTCTCCTAGAACATAGACGGTATCATCGTCTGCGACGCGAGCATTCCAGTTCTGGATGAGCGTTTCGTCCATCTGCCCGATTTCCGAAAACGGCCGGTCGTCAAACCGCAGCACATTCTCATGCCCGAAGTGCATATCTGCGATGTAAAAAATCATAAGCTCTCCTGCCCATAAGTTAATCTGTTTCGTATTATACAGGATTTGCGTTCAAAAGTCGCGCCTCTTATGAAAATGTAATCACTTTTGCGGAAAATATAGTTTGCTGGAATTATTTTCATTTCACGTCCTCATATCGCAAGAAGCGCTTGTTTTTCCGTATCGCTTCTTTCGATGCAATCAGCAGTTCCAGCAGAACGCGCCGCTCAAATTCATTGCAGTCAAAAGCAGCGGCGGCAAAGAAGGAACCGGAGATTCGCTCCGTATTCTCAATGCTGTCTATCAAAAGCGCATCCGCTGATACGTTCAGCGCGTTGGCAATGGATACGAACGTTTCGATGCTCATGCCCCGCTGCCCGGTTTCAATGCTGCTGATGAATGTAGGCGCTTTTTCAATCTGTTCTGCCAACGCCATCTGGGAAAGGCCCCGTCGCCTTCTGATCTCTCCGATACGCCTTCCCAATGCCTCTGTGTTGAATGCCATAAATAATACCTCCTTAAAAAAGTCGGAAGTATTATAATGATCGAGAAAATCAGCCGATTCTGCCTTTCTATCGTTTCAGTATCACATAAAAACTTCAGTTGTAAAAGCCCGATTTTTCTGTACCTTCACTGTGAGTGGATATCTTCACTCTCAGTTTATTTCTTTTTGCATTCGCGCGGGCTAAAATACAATCAAATAATTTTATTGTTGCGAGGGATATGAAATGTCCGATATGCAGGATCAAGCAGCGCAGGATTCGCTTCTGAAAACAGCAGCATCTGAATCTGACAGCCAAGCATCTTCAGCAGCACAGAGTCTGTCTCACAATTCAGCAGATCAATCTATGCAACCCCTATTACGCTCCCCGTGCAGGACATTGCTCAGCAATCTTCGGGGAGAACGTCCAAATCCCCAGCAGCATTACAAGGTCGGAATCTATATCCGTTACTTCAACCAGACGAAGCATGTAGACTATCTGGACTACCATGTGAAACAGTATCAGGACACCATGGCTCTCTGCCCAAATTGGGAGCTTATTGATTTTTACATAGACGAAGGAGCCACCGCACCGAACATGGAAAGCGCACCGGAATGGTGCAGACTCTTACAGGATTGCTTCCGCGGCAAAGTCAATTTAATCATCACACAGAAGGTATCCAACGTTTCCAAAAAGGACTACGAGATCACATTTCTTGCAAGAATCCTCGCAGCGTTGGCGAAACCAGTTGGCATCTATTTTGTATCCGAAGATATTTTTACGATGGCTTCCTGCTATCAGGATACCCTGCACGATTGGGGCATGTTCCCCGATCATTGGTCAGTCCTCCCGGACAATATTTCCGAGGAAAGTCTTCTTTTAGCAGGAGAACATTCAGATGCATAATTCGGAAGCCAGACGACGCAAGGAGCGGCAAAAGGAACAGATCAAGCAGCGATACAATGTGGTGATCGATCCCGAAAACTATGAATATATCCCTGCAAAAAAGCAGGCTGATTACTATGACAATGACGTAAACCAGCGGGTTGCTATTTATGTTCGTGTCTCAACGGATGATGTCCGGCAAACGACATCCTATGAGCTGCAAAAGAAGTATTACGAGGAGTTTGTTACACGCCACCCCAACTGGACGCTTGTGAACATCTACGCCGACGAAGGGATCAGCGGCACTTCTCTGAAGCATCGGGATGAATTCAATCGGATGATTGCAGACTGCAAGGCCGGTAAAATTGACATGATCGTCACAAAGAGTGTTTCACGCTTTGCACGCAACGTAGAAGATTTCATCGGAACCGTTCGTTCACTGGCCGAGAGGCGGCCTCCCGTTGGCGTTTTCTTTGAATCGGAAGCGATTTTTTCCCTGAACGATGATTCACAGATGGCGCTTACCTTTCAGGCAACAATGGCTGAGGAAGAATCGCACACCCGCAGCAGAAGTATGGAAACATCCCTGCGTATGCGGCTTGACCACGGAGTCCCGCTTACGCCGAAGCTGTTTGGATATACCCACGACGAAGACGGCCATCTTCAAATCAATCCGGATGAAGCACCTACTGTTAAACTTATTTTCTATATGTACCTCTACGGTTACTCTGCCCAGCAGATTGCCGATACCCTTACCAATCAGGCGCGCAGCACATATTTCGGAAAATCATGCTGGTCATCCAGCGGCATCGTATCGATCCTTCGCAACGAGCGGCACTGCGGGGACGTTCTTACAAGAAAAACCGTCACAGAAAACTATCGAACGCACCGGACGCTGAAAAATCGCGGAGAGAAACCACAAAGCCGCTACTATAACCATCATGACGCCATTATACGCCGTGATGATTTCAATGCAGTTCAGCGAATGCTGGACAATGCCAAATACGGCAACAAGTCCATTCTGCCGGAGCTCCGGGTCATTCATGACGGTTTGCTGAAAGGCTTTGTTTCCATCAATCCAAGGTGGTCCGGCTTCAAAGAGGGCGACTATCTGAGTGCGTCCAGAAGCGCGTATACAGACATTCCCGCAGCCGGTGCGCCTTCACAGATCCCGGCAGACGCAACCTTTGCGGTTAATGCGGGCGATTTTGATCTGCGCGGCTTTGAAATAACCAGAACAGAGTTTTTAGGCACACATAGTCAGCCGTTTGTGACGTTCGCGGATAAAAAGGTAAAGTTCAGTGCTGCGTGCGTCCGGCATTTCGGTGCAAAGCGATATGTCGAATTGCTGATCAATCCGCTTGAAATGAAGTTTGCCGTTCGACCCACGGATTCGTCCAACCGAAGCGGTGTCATAATTTCATCAAACTATAGCGGAAAACCGCAGCCGCGCGAAATATCAGCCGCTGCATTCAGCGACACAATCTTTCACCTGTTTGGCTGGAATACCGCGTGCAAATATCGTATAAACGGAATTCTCTGTGAAGATGCCGGGCAGCTTGTCTATATTTTCGATGTCGCTGATTCCGAAACCTTTATCCGGTCACAGGAGCTTTCTGTGAGAGCGGCAAGCGCAAACGAAGAAACGATCCATCCCCTTTCTACGCTCGGAAAACACGTCCGGGCAATCCCTGAACAGTGGGTCGGCACGTTCGGAAAAGAATTCTATCTGCACGAATGTTCCCTTTCTGCTCTGGAACATATGACCAGATCAAACTGGTCACTCAATCTTCAGGGGCAGCTCTTTGAAACCGGCAAAAAACTTCACGTCACGGATTTTGACGAATTGAGACAATATATTATGAAAGAACTGGGTGGTACAATGCCGCAGGAGGACCGCAATGGAAACATGGAATGATATCCGGCACGCAGATATTCTTGCTCCAACCGAAGACAGCGCATCTGTACCCATGAACGCTTTCTCTGATGTCCCGTCTCTAAGCACAAATGACGAAGTTGTTGACATGGGTACGGATTTTGATTTCGAGGGTTTTCAAGTCGTCCGCAGAGAATTCTTTGCGCACTTGCATGAGCCGTCTGTGACCTTCAACAATTACAAGTTCTATGTAAATTGCGCTTGCCTGAACAAGTTCCCGGAGGCCTCCTTTGTTCAGGTTCTCGTAAATCAGGAAACTAAAATCATGGCATTGCGTCCCTGCGTTGAAAACGCGAGAGACAGCTTTGCGTGGTGCGGAATATCAAAGAAGAAGCGTTCACCGCGGCAAATAACCTGTAAGCTGTTTTTTGCAAAAATGTTTTCACTGATGGACTGGAACCCGGACTATCGATACAAATTGCTTGGCCGGTTGATTCACGCAAATGGCGAATATATGATTGCGTTCGATCTGACCGCAACGGAAGTTTATCAGCGAGCCCTTCCCGAAGGAGCGAAGCCGCAGACTGCACGAACGCCGGTCTTTCCTTCCGGATGGCAAGATCAATTTGGTCTTCCGTATAAGGAGCATCAGCAATCCATGCAGGTTAATATCTTTGATGGATATGCAGTCTACTCCATCAAAGAATCGTCCCAAAAGGTACAGATCGCATTGCCGGACAAATCGCAGGAACTGCCTCAGCAGTTAACAATGGAGGAAATGTAAAATGGCCCAGCATGCTTGCAGTGAGGTAACATTGGCTGTCGACACAAAGAAATATGGGATTCGGATTCATAAGGCGCTTTTCCGTCAGCTTGGATCTCCTAGCCAGATCCAGCTGCTCGTAAACCCGGAAGCAAAGCTGGTTGCCATACAGCCTGTTGAAAAAGGGACACCCGGCAAACAGGGGCATCGTATTGTCGCTTCCCGGATGCAGTCCGAAAGATCATACGAGCTATACAGCCGATTATTTGTACAGCGTCTTCGTGTGCTTGCACCAGAGCTTGAAGACGGATGTGCTTATCGTCTGCATGGAAGTGTCATTTCCTCGAAGCGCGTCGCGGTGTTTCCGCTTGAAACATTACAGCGGGTAGATAAGCAGGAGTTCGTATCATTATGAAGATGCCGAAATCGCTCATCATTGATCCCCAGTTCAAAAATCTGATTCCCCCGCTGCAGCGGACAGAATACCTGCAGCTTGAAGAAAATCTCCTGGCCGATGGCTGCCGCGACCCGCTCGTTGTCTGGCGCGGGACGCTGGTCGACGGCCACAATCGCTATGAGATCTGTATGCGGCACCGTATTCCCTTTTCTGTGACGGAGGTAGACTTTTATTGCCGCGAAGAAGCCATCGCATGGATCTGTGCGAATCAGCTTGGCCGTCGGAACCTTTCGGAGGGAACCAGAAAATATCTGATTGGCAAGCAATATGACTCTGAAAAGTTTGTATCCAAGATCAAAAATCCAAGCGGGCTTAATCAGTATTCTCTGCCTGTGTCCCCGCGTCCCGACAAGCAGGACAGTCCAGACACTTCGCGCCATCGAACTGCAGATAGAATCGCAGATGAGAACTGCATTTCGGCCGGGACTGTAGAAAAGTACGCAGTTTTTTCGAGAGCCGTTGATAAAATTGCAGATGCAGAACCCGCGCTTGGTTCGAAGATACTCTCCGGCCAATATAAAGTGTCCCACAAAAACATTGTTGCCCTTTCAAAACTGGAACCGGCTGAAATGCGAAAGGTTGATCGGAAGATCCGAAGAATGCAGCAGCAGCCATTTGTTCAATTCAAGAAAACAAGGACTGCAATCAACCGTACATTAGAACAGCCGCTAAGCGGTGCAAGCCAATCGATCAAGGATATGCCGGTGTTTGACCCGGACGCAGACATCACTGGCCTTACCTTGACCATTCCTTCATGGACGGGTTCCATTCACCGCATCCAGACCAAAACAGACCTGTCCATTATTTCGTCTGCTGCACGTTCCGCGCTCGTCCGAGAACTGCACGTTCTGGTCGATAAGGCTTGTGAAATGCTGCAGATACTAGAGGAAGAATGACATGGAAGACCATAGCGTTTTCGTACCAAACGTCCACTTTGAAAAGATCCCAATCAAGAATCTCGTTTCCAACCAGAAGTACCAACGAAATCTCTCAAAGGCTCATATTGCAAATGCTGCCGCAAACTTTGATCCATATCAGATCAATCCGGTGAAGGTCAGCCGCAGAGACGGCGTCAATTATGTTTTTAACGGGCAGCACACAATTGAAATCGTTGCTCTGGTTTCCGGTTCCCGCGATACGCCAGTATGGTGCATGATATACGATGAACTCGTTTATGAGCATGAGGCCGACATTTTCGCAAATCAGCAGAAATTTGTAAAACGTCTGAGTCCTTATGAGGTGTTCACCGCAAACCTTGAGGCTGGAAATGACGATCAGCTTATTATCAGAGATCTTTTAGAGTCATACGGACTTTCTCTCGGAACCAGAAAGGCTCCCTGCGTAATTTGCGCTGTATCAACGCTCGAACAGATTTATCAAACCCACGGCTATCATATGCTCAGCCGTGTTCTTCGGCTCTGTGCCGGAACATGGGAAGGCGATGAAAACTCATTCTCTGCAAATATTCTGAACGGAATCACACGTCTGGTTTATACGTTTGGCGACCAGTTGAACGATGAGGTATTCAAAGAAAGGGTCGGCGCACTCTCAATCAAGCAGCTTGTGCGAATGTCGAAGGAGCGCTGCCCCGGTTCTATGGGATATGCCGAGGCCATGCTGCTTGAGTACAATGGGAAGAAAAAGAACATTTCGCAGCGCTTGTCAATGAATAAGCTGCATATGCAGGGAACCGCTGGTCTGTGCAGCTTGCTTTCTGATGTTGACACTTCACCTGAGGCAGCTACCGCCGAGGGTGTATCCGAATAATGCCATGCTTCCCCGCAGCGGAGGTTTGTCCTAAAATGTAAGCGCAACCTCGCTTCCGTTGATTGCTTGCATTCAATCCTGTTTTGACATACGGGCATACCGGTGCATCGCATTCGTACCTCGTCACACGCGCTCCAACGCGCGGTTTTTATGCCTTTGGGGTGCAGCGTCCCTACCGGGACGCAGAAAAGCCGACACGCGGGCGCGTGTCGGCTGACGGCTTGTGACAAAGGTTTACCCCCGCAGGCATGACCTGCGGGGGCTTGATTTGGGTTCAGATTTCATCCGCTTCCGGCTGTTCGTCTGGTTCATCGTGCAGTATCGCTTCTCCGTCATCGTTTGGCGGTGGTTCTGTAATCGTCTCGGTCACCTCGGCGGCTTCGGCTTCTTCCAGCGCGCGGGTGATGATGTCGACTAAGAAGTCCTTCTTCTTGATGCCGCGCTCCTTGAGGTAGCGGTCGAGGCGGTCAAAGAGCTCTGCGGGGATCTGCGCGGCTAAGGTTCTCATTTCTCCAGTCATGATTTTTCCATCCTTCCAGTCGTAATATTCTGTGATCATGGCTTCCACATACTCACCGAGGGTCATCCCGGCTTTTTCCTGCTCCTGCCGGACTCTGGTGTGGAATGCGACCGGCAGCATGGCGCATAGGTTTTTTCTTGTTTCCATCGTGTTCTCCTTTCGTCGTGGTACGCCAAGTATCGCAGGAAAAAGGAAAGAAAGCTATTCACCAGAGCCAACAAAGAATGCCGCACAAACGAAGCAAATTGGACTAATCCGTAAACAAATCCGGTCTGGCTGCGACGGCAAAGCCCTCGCGCCCGGTCACGACCACGCCATTCTGCCCGCCGGAGCAGTGAATGACGAGGACATTGCCCACGCTGTCGTAGCCGCAGACGATCCCGACGTGGCTGTCATCCGCGTAAAAGACGAGATCGCCGGGCAGCGCGTCTGACCATGCAATGTTGGTGCAGTAGCCATGCTGCGAAGCTGCGCCACCACCGCGTCCGGGCAGGTATGCACCGCTCGTGGCGTTATAGAATGTCCAGTCCACAAAGCCGGAGCAATCCAGTCCGAACGGCAGCACCTTGCCGGTCGAGCCGCTGCCCGGTGCAGTGACCGTCGTCGGCGTTCCCCATCGGCTGTCCCAGCCGAGGACGAGGCTTTTGCCGCCCCAGAAATACGTCACCTTTCCGAGCAGCTGATACGCCGTCAGGACAATGGATTCGCGCAGCGGATCAAGATCATCCGGCAGCGTGCCTTGGATGTCCGAAATGTCGACAGGGCCGATGGGCGTACTGTCCGGCTGATAATTGCCGATCAGGGACAGGAAAATGTCGTCATAGTCCGGCTTCAGGAGTTCTTCGAGCATCTCCCGCTGCTGGGCAGTGAAGCTGTATTCATCTGCCATCTGCATGGCGTCCTTGATCTGCACAGAAATATGCAGCGTTGTGATCCGCTCGCCGTCTACGGTTCTGGTTGTCAATTCGTATTCGAGCTTGTTGGCATCGAAAAAAATTTCCCGCAGGAGCTGGAGCTTTTCCTCATCCATCGTCATAACGTCCAGCCCATGTTCTTCGTCGGTCGAGACCTTGACCGCGTACACAGCCAGCACATTCCGCCAGTTCTGCAGCATGGCCGCTTCCATGCCCTCCTGCAGATCCAGCTCGTCGTATGGATGATCCTCCATGATACAGTAGATTTCATCGGTGAACTCGCCGTTCAGCGTTGCAACCGCGTCCGGGATTTTAATTTCCGTACCGGTATCCTCACCGGCGAACAGGATTCCGAGCGGCGAAGCAAACAGCATCCCCACGAGCAGGATCACCACGACAACGGAAACTGCCGCCGCACCGCCTGCGCCGATAGCTGCGACCAACTTTTCTGCCGCTGCCACGATTGCTCGCAGAACCTTCTTTCCGGCTTCCTTTGCAGCTTTCGCCGCTTTGATTGCTGTATCCCGAAGCACCTGCCCTTTGCGGATGACAGTTGCGGCCTGCTTTGGAGGAGCTGTCGACGCTTTGCTTGGCAGCGCTTTTGCGGCAGGTGTAGCATCCTTGATTTTCGCTTTCTGGGCCGTTTTGATCTTTTGCTTTCTCACAACAGCCGGACGCACCTGCTTCTGAACACGCACAGGTTTTGCAGGAGCGACATTCCTGCTCGCTGGCACAGGAACTGTTTCATTCGTCAATGCTGGTTGACATAATTTTGCACTGCCTCGAATCATTTTCTGTGCTGCCTGCTGTGGGTTTGCCTGCACGGGCGTTACCTGTGTCGGTTGCTGCGCTGCAATGTACTTTTGCTTGCTCTTGATGTCCGGAAGCGGTGGCTGTGGAACTTCCGGCTTCGTGGGTTCTATATCGGCGGGCATGGAAGCTGTCTGCGGCTGCCGCGTTCGGATCTGCTGCAGAGCTGGCTGCTCCTGCTCCGCACTATGGGAAACGTGGAGTTTTTGCTGTTCACGAACAGTTTCCCGTGTACGGATGACCGGCGAAAATGTTTCGGAATCTGTGAGCATATCTTCAATACCGCTCGCTTCTTCCTTGAGAAGATGTTGTTTTTTCCGTTTCTTTCGGATGTACTCTTTCGTCTTGATTTCAGGAAGCGCGAACTGTGTGGCATCCGTTTTTAGTGCAGCAGGAATTTCTCGCAGAGAAGAAACAGGCGGCTTTTCTCTTGGCAGAGTCCGCGCCGCTGGTGGTACCGTTGAAGCCGTCGCAGGTGCAGTCGGTTCCGCGCTGGAAGATGCTTGTACAAGCGGCCGTTGCTCTGCTGGTTTTGCTTTCCCAGCAGGCTTTTTCCTTACTAATGTTTCCAACTCACGCACAGAACGATTTGTCTGCGGTTGGTGAACAGGCTGCGATCCTTCATGAATCCGCGAATCTGGATGCTGGGGCCGATGCACAGGCACGTCAGCATCCGGTGCATGTTCCCGTATTTTTGGTTGTGGAGCGTTTGCAGGAGGAACCGGTTTCTCCTTAATCGGAGAAACCGATTTACGCACAGAATGCTCCGTTGTCGACGGCATCGTTTCCGCAGGAACAGCCTTTACGTTTTCATGAATACGCGGAGTTGAATGCTGAGACGGGGACACTGATGCTTTCGCATCTGGCGTATATTCTCGCGTTTTGGGCTGTTGGACGTTTACTGGAGAAACCGGCTTCTCCCTGATTGGAGAAGCCGATTCGCGCACAGACTGATTTCCCTGTGACTGGCTTTGCGGTGGATATTCCCTCGGTACCGCAGTAGGCTGCAGGGGGTGCCGAGGCTGCTCATGTTGTGGAACAGATTCTGTCCTGGCTTCCCGCTGCGGTTCGGATTTTGTTTTCGGCAGCCTGTGGGCTGCCTTTTCTGCCAGATGGCGGGCTTCCTGCACGGCACGATCGGCGGTATCCGTGATCTTGCCGCTCTCATAGCGATCTTCCGACTGCCCATCCTGCGCCGCCTCGCGCAGCTCCTGCCGAAGCTGCTGAAAGGAAGCGTCCGCGCCGCGGCGGAATGCTGCCTGCGGCGCGGATTTGAGGGTTTCGCCAACTCGCGCTTTCAGCGGCGATTTTTCCTTGACCTCCCGCATTACGACGCCTGCTCCACCCGTTCAGACATCTTCGTCGTCATAAGCTGGTACAGCCTGCCGTTTTTCGGAAAATGATCCACGAAAGGCACGATGGTGCTGCCGCACTTGAGAAGCCCGTGTCCAAAATCCACACCAGAAATGTACGAAAGTTGGTTATCCGAAATATTGAGCAGCCGCGCCAGCTCGATTCGGTCCGTACTCGCCTGATTAAGCATGAGCAGGAATTCGCTGTTTGCAAGCATGGTTCTCGCCGTGTGGGACTGTAACAAGTCATCCACGTTCTGCGTCAGCCCCGTGCCGCAGGCACCGTATTTGCGCATCCGCTTCCAGAACGTGAACAGGAAATTGGCGCTGTACTCGTGCTGAAACAGCAGGTAAATTTCGTCGATGTAGAGCCATGTATTTTTGCCGAGCTTGCGGTTGCGGATGATGCGGTTGAACACGCTATCCAATACGACCAGCATACCGACCGGCAGGAGCTGCTTGCCGAGGTCGCGAATGTCATAACAGAGGATTCTGGAGTTGGTGTCTACATTCGTGTACTTGGCAAACGTGTTCAAACTTCCCTCCGTGAACAGTTCCAGAGATAGCGCAACGTCGCGTGCTTCCGGTTCCGGCTGCTCCAGGAGCACGGCGTGGAAGTCCTACAGCGTCGGGGCTGCGCCGAGATAACTGTTTCGGATGAACTCCCGGTAGACCTGTGCGGTACACCTGTCAATGATGGATTTCTCCTTGGCAGACAGTTTGCCCGCGCCCACGAGCTGCTCACAAAGCGACAGCAAAAATTCGGATTTCAGCACGACGGGATTGTCGCCGTCGTTGTAGCCGGACTCCATATCGAGGGCGTTGATATGATTGGGCGAGGTCGCGGAGATTTCAATGACCTCGCCGCCCAAGCCTTCGACCAGCGGGCGGTATTCCGCTTCGGGGTCAATGATGATAATGTCATCGTTTGTGGACAGTGCGATCTCCGTGATCTCTCGCTTGGCTGCAAAGGATTTACCGGAACCGGAGACGCCGAGGATAAAGCCGTTACCATTCAAAAGCTCCTTGCGGTCGGCAAGGATGAGATTCTTGGAAATGGCGTTCTGCCCGTAGTAGATGCCGTGTCGGTGCCGAATTTCCTGCGCCTTGAACGGCATGAGCACGGCGAGGGCTTCTGTCGTGAGTGTCCGCAGCGCGTCAATGCGCCGCAGGCCGAGCGGCAGCGCGGTGATCAAGCCGTCCTGCTGCTGAAAGCTCAGCTTTGCGAGCTGACACAGGTGCTTGCGCGCAATGGATTGAAGCGTTTCCGTGTCGCTGTCCAGTTCTTCCTTGCTGTCTGCCAGATGCACGAGCGTGACCACGGCGAACAGCATTCGCTGGTCGCGGGTCGTAAGATCATCCAGCATCTCGCGGGTTTCCTTGCGCTGCTGCTCCAAGTCATACGGCACAACGGCAGAGAAATTTTGGTTGCTGTTCTGCCGCCGCTGCCAGTTGGTGACGTTCGTTTCCACGCCGAGCAGCTTGTTCTCCACCTCGCGCACCGCTTCGTCGGTCGGCACGGGGATCATATCGATGGAGAGCATCATGCGCCGGTTGAGGTCGGTCAACTCCAGAATCATGCTGTCTTTGATGTAGCTGGCATAGTCCTTGAGAAACAGGACGCGACCATAATGACTTCCCATTTTGAAGTAGTCACGATGAAACTCCAAGCTGTCCGGGCAGATCGTGTCCTTGAGATTGTGCCCACGCCTCATGGCAGATTGCAGGTCGAACGGCAGTGCCGCTTCTTCTGGTCTAAAGAAGCCGCGCAGCACATCCAACCGCTCGGCGGCGTCCAGCTCGTTGGAGGAGGAATTGAGCCGCGAGAGCTTGGACGTGATCTCGCCTGTCACGCGGGAGAAGAACGT